GGATCGTTGATCGCTAAAGAAAATATTTTAATATGGACTAACAATGCATTGTATACAATGAAATTTGTAGGTGCACCTTTTACATTTGGTTTTGAACAAGTAGGTACTAACTGTGGATTGATTGGTAAAAATGCAGCCGTTGAGATTGATGGTGTTGCTTATTGGATGTCTAACAATGGTTTCTTTGCATTTGATGGTACAGTTAACTCACTACCTTGTAGTGTAGAAGATTATGTATTTGATGATGTAGATACTACTAAAGGTCAACAAGTAAATGCAGGATTAAATAATTTATTTACAGAAGTTATTTGGTGGTACCCATCAGCAGGATCTGAGTTTAATAATAGATCTGTATCTTATAACTATGGTGAAGCAAAACAACCACCATTAGGAACGTGGGTTACAAATACAAATGTTAACTTTAATAGAACAACTTGGATGGATACTCTTATTTATCCTCAACCTTATGCTACTGCTTATAATAGTACAGGGACAGGAACTTTTCCTACAGTCGTAGGTCAATCAGGTTTAGGTAGTACAACTTATTTTGCACAAGAAACAGGCACAGATCAAGTTAATCCAGACGGAAGTACAACTGCTTTAGAGTCTTTTATTCAATCATTTAGTTTTTCATTACAACCAAATCTAAGTGAAGTGCTTTTAGCTATGCGTAGATTTTTACCTAACTTCAAAGTATTAACAGGTAATAATCAAGTAACTATTTCAGTTAAAGATTTTCCTGCTGATGATGACGTTGCAACTGCATTAAGTCCTTTTACTATTACATCAACTACTACAAAAGTAGATACTAGAGCAAGAGGAAGATATGCAAATTTAAAACTAGCTAATACAGCAGCTGGCGAGTCTTGGAGATTTGGTACATTTCAAGTAGATATACAACCCGATGGAAGGAGAGGATAATGACAAAAATTGTAGTAAGATTACCAGAACCTAGAAAAGAATATAGTGAAGATAATCAAAGACAAATTAACAGATCTATCAGTTTGATTGTAGAACAATTAAATGCTACATACCTAACACAATTAAAAGAAGATCAAGAAAGATTTACTTGGTTTGTAAATTAAATGGCAAATATATATAAAAATTCTAAATTAAGTTTAACTTCTTCTGGAGTTAACACTCTTTATACAGTGCCCGCAAACTCAAGAGCTATTGTTAAATCTCTTTTAGTATCTGAAGATGCAGGTGGTGCAGCAGTTGCTAAAGTAACTTTAACTGATTCTAGTGGCACAACATTTGTAATAGATAATGATGTAGATTTAGCTGCCAATCAAAAAGAACAAGTTTTTAGTGAACCTTTAATTATGGAAGAAAGTGAAATATTAAAAATAAACGTAACTAGTGGTGCAGCTGATATTGTTGTATCAGTATTAGAAATAAACAGAGAGGATTTATAATGCCATTTGTTAAACAAAAATCAGAAAAAATATATGAAAAACAAATAGATGGTAAAACAATACCAGTAATTACACCTGAAGTAATACTAACTATTACACATAAGGAAACTGGCAGAGAGTATCTTTCAGAAAAAGAAGTAGAAGATGATATTAACAGCCCACATACAAGCACTACTAAAGATCATATTAAGAGAGACGTAGAGATAAAAATAGCAGAAATGCCTCCTCTTGGTGGATCTAGTGAGATGTAAGTTAGTTGACTAGACATGAAAACTCTAGTAAATTGTGGTACAATCGCCTATATACAAGTCTTGCGAACTTGCTTTTCAACAATATAATATAAATAAAATATGGGATTCTTTAAAAAAATATTTAAACCAGTATCAAAGGTATTAGACAAGATAGTACCTAATGAAATAAAACCTTTACTTCCTTACGCTGCTGCATTTGCACCTTATATGTTACCAGCTGGAATGACGTTTGGGGCGACTTCTGGTATTTTATCTAACCCTATGATATCAAGAGCAATAGCTAGTGGTGGTATTAATGCTTTATCTCAATTAGCACAAGAAGGTAATGAAGGAGATCTTAATGCAATGTCTTTAGGACTTGCAAGTTTACAAGGTGCAATGGGAGCTGAAAGTGCAGCTAAAGGATTTAGAGGAATGAAAAATCAAGGTATACCAGCAACAGGAACAGAAATAGCTCCAGGAGTATATTCAGATGCTTTAAAAGGTGGGTTTGATACAAGTAATTTAAGTTTCTTAGATAAAGCTAAAAACTTTGGTTTAGAAGGATTAGCTAGAGGTTCAGAATTTGTTGGAGAAGCAGGAGATATATTAAGACCAGGTGGAAAAGAATTAACAATGAAAAATATAATTAGTGCAGGCGCATTACCTTTTTCAATGGGTACTGCTGAAGGTATGAGATACGAAGCAGCTGAAGCAATGAAAGCGTATGAACAAGCTTTAGCAGATTACAATTTAGAACAAGGTTCTTTAGGAACTGACGAGGGTAGAAGAGCAGCCATCTTGTCAGCTATGAGAGCTTACAACCATCCAGAAGAATTAATTGAAAGTACATTAGCAGAGTTAGGTTTAAGAAATGGTGGTAGAGTAGGTTATGCAGGAGGTGGTGGTATTACAGATATTTTTGCAGAGGCAAGTTTTACTAAACCAGACTTTGGTGGAATTGAAGAAGCTATTGGTAATGTAGAAGAAAAAAGTGATTTAGTAGCTAGTAGACAACAAGATTTTTACATGTTGTTAGAAGAAGCAATAAACGCAGGAGATCAAGATAAAATATTAGAAATACAATCAGATTTTTATAAAGAGTTTGGAATACCAATGCCAATGTCAGAAAGTATAACAGAAGAGTCTGTTACACAAATGGCTGCACAAGGTGGTATAATGGGTTATAACATGGGTGGAAGTGTATTACCTCAAGGTATGGAAATGGATTATAGAGGTGGAGGAATGATACCTATGGGATCTAAGGAACGAGCAGACGACGTTCCAGCAAGAGTAAGTAAAAATGAATTTGTAATGACAGCCGATGCTGTTAGAGCTGCCGGTGGTGGTAGTGTAAATAAAGGAGCAGAACGTATGTATGATTTAATGAATAGTTTGGAGGCTAGAGCATAATGGCAGTAACAGAAACAAGGCAACTTGTAAACCCAACACTAGAAGGTTCGCTTACAGCGTTCCTTAAAAAATTAGATCCACTTGGTGGACAAGCAATTAACACAGCAACATATGCTCCACAAGTTGCAGCAAGAAATGCTTTACAGACAGCACCAGAAACAGCCGCGGCTGGTTTAGGTGCATTAACGGGTACAGGAGCGGGAGGCGCGGATGTCGCTGGTTCTATTGCTTCTTACATGTCACCTTATCAACAACAAGTTATTGATGCGTCATTAGCAGAGTTTGATAGAAACGCAGCAGTACAACAAACAGGTTTAAGAGATGCAGCTATATCTAGAGGTGCTTATGGTGGTGGTAGAGAAGGTGTTATGCAAGCTGAAGCTATGAGAAACAATCAAATGAACAGAGCTAGTCTTCAAGCACAATTATTAAATCAAGGTTTCAATCAAGCACAACAAGCAAGAGCAGGAGACCTTGCAGCTCAACAAGGTTTAGGTCAATACCAACAAGCATTAGGTCAAGCACAACAAGGATTTGAACAAGCTAAATTAGATGCAACACAAATTGCAAATAGAGAAGCAGAGTTTGAAGACTTTACAAGATTAGGTTTAGTTGGACAACAACTAGCACAAATACAACCAGGAGCCTTTGCTTCGCAAACTGTAGGTTACGCACCTCCAGCAGCACCAGCTAGTCCTATGACTAACTTCTTAACAGGAGCAGCAGGTGGCGCAGGTATTATGGGCAAATTAGGATTGTTTGGATAATGAGTAGAATTTTAAATAGACCAATGTTTAGAGGTGGTGGTAAAGTTTCTAGCTATGGAAAAGGTATTGCTAGTGGTTTAACTAGTAAACCTAAAAGAGGATTAGTAGATGAGCCAGGTGGATATGCTGGTATTTCTATGTCTACTATACCTAGTGATATATATAATAAAATATTTAATAAAGGAGTTACTACAGGTAGTACAGGTACTACAGGTACTACAGGAGCATCAGTAGTAGAAAAAGCAAAAGAAAAAGTTAAAAGTGGTACAAGTAAAACAAAAAATTTATTTAATAAATCTAAAAGTTTTTTAAAATCTAAAAAATTTAGTGAAAAAGGAATAATGGATGCACTTAAAAAATATGGTCCTAAAGCTGCTAAATATGGTAAAGGTTTAGCTATTGGAACAGCAAGTAGATTTCCTCTTTTAACTACAGCAACAGGTATTTATGCTGCAGGTACACCAACTCCTGTAGATGAAAAATACAATATTACTAGAATGGATAATATATTTCCAATGTTTGGAGACACTAAGTCTACTTTAGAGAAAAAATTTAAAAGAAATATTGATGAATCTGCAAACCCTAATAACTTTTGGAGATATGATCCAGGTAAACATGGACCTAGAAAAGAACATCCTCTTTATGATCCTTCAAAAGTTTCTATTAATCCTTTTAATAAAGGTGCAGCTGAAACAGATTTAACTCCAAAGGCACCAACAGGTATAGAAGGACCTCCTGGTGGTGGAGATCCAAATATGAAATACAATAAATCTAATGTAGTTGAAGAACCAAAAGAATTAACTATGAAAGAACAAGTAGCAAAAGATAAAGCATTGTTTGCAGAACTATTAGGTGAGGGTGAAGCTAGAGGTAAAGATGTATCGGATATGTTATTAAGATTTGCAGGTTCAGGTGGTAATACTGTAGGTGAAAAATTCCAACAATACATTGGTGCAGAAGCTATGGCTGGCCCTAGTAGAACAGAAAAAATTAATCAAGCTGCAGCAAGTTTAGCTATTAATGATTACATCGCCGGTAAGAGATCTAAAGAAAACATGGAAATGATGATAGCTAAAACTGAAAAAAATGTTGATTATACAATACAAATACAAAAAGAAAGAGATGCAATAAAAG